CTCTGTAGGCGTTGTTAGTGCGGTTTACTGCGTCAGCAATTCTTTTAGTTGCGGCTTCTTGTAGTTCAGCTTCTTTGCGACCACGAATTGCAGCTTCTGTAGCTTTATTGTGAACATCAATTTTATCATGAAGGTTATTGATAGACGCAAGCTCGGCGTCAGAAGCGCTAAGAGTTGCTGCCTTTAGAATGTCAAGTTCTCTGGCACTTTTACCTATAGCCATGACCTGCTTGTCTAAGCTCTCTACAAGCTTGTCAACAGCGTGAGCACGGAAGGCTTCTGTGGTTTTCTTAGCGCGTTCAGCATTACGAGCGTAGGACTGAAATCCTACCTTCGTATTATCATCTATTGATATTTTTGCTAGGACTGTTTCTTTTGTTGTCGCCATCCATCTTCTCTCTTTTCACTTTAAAGAAAGTCCACCAATGATCAAACTCTGCCACAGTCATGTCTAAGATTGTCGCTAGGGGCTGACCAAGTCGCTCGGCTAACTCATACATGTAGTATAGCTGAGTTGGGTTGCCTTGGTCAGTTATAAGTTTTTTTCTCGGTCTTCCTCCGATTCAGAACCAGCGGTTAGCGCAAACGTAGCAAGTCTAGTCACTATGTCTGGATCAACCTTCTTTCTCAGCGAGACCTTATCCTCAAGTCCGAAGACAGGATCTCCGTTCTCATCAACAAGGCCAAAAATCACCGCATAGATAAGATAATCAGTGTTATCACTATCTGCGCGACGAAGCATCTTGGCCTTATCGTCAAGGGTAAGGTTCTTTGCGAAAAGACTAACTTCCCATTCTGGGACCTCAATCTTCCGCAAATCCTTGCTGTTAAAGTGTGCTAATGCGTTCTCAATTAATCTAGGCATAACCCTTACGAGCCTAGAGCTGACAAAGCACCAGTTCCTTGAAAGCTGATAGAAGCTTCTACCATGCCGTCAAAAGATGCCGATCTGCTAATGCCGGTTACAATGGCCTGACCTTGATAATACTTAACCGTACCTGTAGTTCCTTCAGGATAAAACTGCATCTGAACTTCTTGGTTGAGCACTAACGCAGCTTGTCCTGCATCAACTTCGTCCCAAAAAACGTCAGCAGAACCACTGAAAGATGTCAATGTAGGCTTATGAGTACGAGCCGTATCGGTCATCACAGTATCTTCTACCGTATCTCCTGTCTCTTCTATAGAGAAGCTTTTAAGTTCTGCGATAGCAGTACCGCCGACCTTTACAACCCCATCCCTACCTATGTGAACTCCCATGAGTCCTCCTTATGGTGTTACAGTTCTTAATGTTAACGGACCAGTACCTTGGACAGAAATAGATGCTTCTACCATGCCGTCAAAAGATGCGCTTCTAGAAACCCCAGTTACAATTGCGGTCCCATCGTAAAATTTATCATTAACAACAGGATCGCCGCCGTCATTCGTATCACCTTCAGGCATAAACTTAATAAGTAAAGACGTTCCTACTGCTAGACCAGTTTGACCAGCATCATCCTCATCCCAAAAAACGTCCAAACTTCCACTAAATGACGTTAATGTAGGAAGAAAGACTCTTGCAGTATCACCCATTGCAGTGTACTCAACAGTATCTCCGGTTTCTTCTATAGAGAAGCTTTTAAGCTCACCTACAGCAGTTCCGTCTTCTTGTCCCGCAACGCCTAGTATCTTTACGATACCATTTCTACCTATATGTGTAGCCATTACTCAGGCTCCTTAATTTCGTCTAATTTTCCAGAGGCTGTGTCAATTTCTGGCGCAACAACCTCTTTCTTCGCTTTTTTTTGCTTCTTATCAACCTTCCAGCCATTAGCTAAAAAGTGATCTACTTTAGACGGATGAGCATCTAATTCAGATGAGCCGTCTGGACTATATAGCTTCATAGTATATCACCTATAATGCGGTTTCAGGAGCATTAGTTGCTGTGCGATATTGTATAACATAATTCATCGTAACAATACCAACAGGCTGCTCGCCTTCACCGTTATAATTTATATCAGTGCCAGCTAAATAGCTATTTTGAGCCAAGCCATTTAAGGTCTTGTCGCCGGCCATAGCAATTTCAACTTCCTTGCAAACGTCATCAATCACATCGTCGTAATCAGAGACGTTCTTCACATACCCTTCTATTGACAGACTAAGGTTTCTGGTTAGAGAACCTATTGATCCCATAGAGTCAATGTCAGAGCTTTCAGAGACGCTGTAGACCAACAGGGCTGGCAGTACATCATCGCTCAGAGAATAGACTCTTGACTGAAATACATTGCTACCAGTAGTTGCTAGTCCTGTTACCGTAGTTGCTACTTGCTCTCTTATTCTCTGCCTTACATGATCAGTCATTACTGTTCCTCAAGAACTACTGTGACCATTCCAGTGTTATCCGGCTGAAGGCTTACTATTTTATACGTTGCGGCATTCTTGATTGTGTTACCGCTTAGGTCTGTAATTGCGGCAAAGGCTAGTTGATCGCCAAATGCCCCATTCCTTAAATCCTTTGCTTTACCTTGTACGATTGGCTGACTGCCATTGAACGAAACAGTATCGCCAGGAATCTCATAATACTCTTGGTCTAAAATAACTTTGATAATAACTGCCGAACCACCAGCCGGCGTATAGGTGCATGAAACGCCATGACCTATTACGTCCAGATAACCATCAAAGTCTGAATCAAATTCTAAGCTCATCGCTTGGCGACTTTCTCAACTGCCTTCTTAGATAAAGGCTTTGCGTCCATCTTAATTTCTTCTGCATGGCCTGAGCTGATGAACTGTCGGGCTTCTGCTGTAGATAAAACAACCATATCACCTGCATTTCTCGGTACACCGCGAACGTGGCAAGGCATCTTAATTACTAATTCCATAATAACTCCCATAAGATCGGGGGACCGAAGCCCCCCTTTCTCATTAGCTTGCAACGATGTCTTTGATTACTGAGAAAGACTCAGGATATCTAAGAGCAACATCTAAGTCTTGGAAGAACGCGAGTCGCGTACCGCCAGAAGTAGACAAGCTTGATTGGTCAACAACAACGTCAACACCTGACCAGAAACCGATCATGATCTGGCTGAAATCGCCGTAGACCATTGCTGACAGGTTAGAGCCAGTGCCTTTTGCCAAGTCAGAAGGAACAACGGTGCTAGAAGCAACATTAGTACCCAAGATTGACTGGTTGGCATCCATGATGAAGTTGCCTTCAACGCCGTTTGCTTGTCTTGCTGTAGTCCGTAAAGCCGCGATGACTTTAGGGTTGGTCAAGAAAGCAGAGCTGTTGATGAGAGCATTATCTTCTTCTACAGCTTTCATCATCTCAACTACTTTAGCGTAGGTGATTGCAGCACCATTGGTGCCCATAGCAACTACGTTAGTACCAGAGTTAGCAATGATCCCAGAAGGTCCATTAGTAGCACCGCCTTCAATAGCAGCATCATCAATCCTTCGTGCGAAGGTGTTGATAATGTCGTTACGAAGAACCTGTTCTACGGATGGGTCTGACTGCTGCATGAGTCGCCGCGATACGTCAACATAAGCTGCGAGTGTCTTAGGAGACATCGTGACCTGTGCGAACGTAGCTGCACCTTCGCTAGGCGCTGCACCTTCAGCAACGAATGCTGAGTTGGTTACAGAAGCACTGAGCTTAGGAATGGCAACATCGCCTTTCAGGCCTTGCATGATGCGAGCACCCAAAGAAGCTACAGTCAAACGACCATAAAGTGCCTCAATGAATTGATCAGCAAGATGATCAGTACCGACCAAGAAACCACCAGCAGAAGTTGGTGATTTAGTCTGGTCGCGCTGACCCCAGTTGATGTTAGCAGGAACGTAGAAACCGCGAGCTTCTTTGCCAGAACGGTTTGCAATCTCATCAGAGATTTCACGCTCGTAACCAGCTTCTCGCCAGTCGCCAGATGAAGCAGCTTTGATAGCTCGGATTAAGCTATACTCACGCTGTTCGCTCTTGGCTACGTCAACGACAGCAGCAGGAGTTTCTAACGGACGATCATTTCGGACAGCTTCAAGAAGCTCGCCTTTGAATTGATCAACGGATACACCACGTTCAATAGCTTTGTCGGCTAAATCACGCTGATTATGATGCTTGCCCAAAGAAATGATTTCACCGACATTGGCTAACGCTTCTGCCTTGGCTGAATCACTTACTTGGCGAACATCTACTTTTACTTCTTCAGTCATAGTAGTCACCTTATTAGTGTTTAAAGTTTTTTCGGTGGATCGTCCAACTCCAACGAACTTAGAGGGGTCAGCAGGGACAGCGACAATTGATGCTTCCATCGGTGTCCAACTAGCCCTGTAGTACTCCTTTCCTTCGCCGTCTTTAGAACGAACCATTCTGTTAATGCTGTAACCGACACTAATGTTTTGCTTAATGCCTGTTCTAACATCCTCAAAAACCTCTTGAGCCAAGGCTGAATTGCCAAATTCAACCAACGCAACGGTACGCCGCTGCGCCTCATCAAGGTAAAACGACCGCACCACACCTATCTGTTCATCCATTTTATGGTTGTTCAGTAAGGGTGCGCGACCAGAAGACATAAATTCCATATCTATGTCTTCTTTATTATGGCCTAGAACCTCTAAGCCAAAATCTCGTTCAACTGGCGTCTCTGATGAAACACCAATTCGGACAATACGCTTTTCTTCGTCAATAGCTCCGCGAGAAAGGTCAATTGTCCTGTAAATTACTTTGTCAGAAACCATATCACGGGCCATAGCCTGATATTCTTCGTCATCTGATTCTGCTGCCTTTTCTTCTACAGCA